AGTGGCCAAAATCAATGGAGGATCATCTAGCACAACCTTGGGACTGTTTAAGTCACCATCATAGCGTGGTTATTTTAGATCGAGTAAGCTCAAGTCCTTGGTTTTGTAAAATAGGTGGCGAGTTCTATATGGGCAAGTACATGTTTACGGTAGACTACACCGAACACTCGATAGCGGACGATCCTGCACAACACAAACAAAGTCACGTTCTATACTTGACAGACGCAGGTGAATATACAGGTAACTTTGTTGCATTACCAAATAATAGAGTTAGAGCAACCAATCCAGCCTTATGGAGAACAGGCGAGGGAGCTCCAGATTTTTCACCCAGTCAGTGGGTGCACTCTGCTGAGGCACATGAGAGTTATACAGATCC